AAAATAAGTATTTTCTCTTTAGTCGGTTTGTCTCGCGTTTTGATTTAGCGCTCGGTAAAGCCATAGATCTATTTCCTCTCCAACAAGTTGATTAAGTTATTAATGCTTATGTGGGGAGGGTGTCAATAAGGAAGCTTCCCGGCCCGCGTTACTCGTCATCTGGAAGGATAAAAGCAATATCGAGCCGGTTAGCTAAAGAGGTATAACCCTAGAAAAGAGAGCGCCACTGCAAAAGAAGACAAACAAAAAAGACTTTGTTGGAAAGGCATTTTTAAAGGTCAACAGCAGCTCTCGCCTTAAACAAGTTCTACATCTATGGTTCTAATATGTCCGGTTTTAGAATGTCACCCTTTTAGACATGACACTGAGTAGCTAAAAAAGTTGGTAGGGTTATCCACGGAGTTCTCCACATTCGCGATTATGATATGTGGAAAGCCTCTTTTGGCTCAGCTGACGTTTTAGCTTTGGCCTTTTCTTGTCTCATTTTATCTTCCATATGAAGACAAAACAACTGAATAGCGACTATACCTAGTGTTGAAACTATAATTAACATACTACATACCTACCTTTTTAAGCTCTAAACTCACAGAAATGATTAAGTTGGAGTAATAAGAAACAACACCAGCATGTCCTTTTGACACCGCCCAAGTCCGCAACGCCTTAAGTCTTTTGATCTCTTTATTTAACTTGCTTGCTTGATCTTTTTGCATACTGCCTACCCTTCCAACACTTATAGTATCTCAAAAAAGATTGACGATTACCAGTAAAATCAGGTGAGATGTATCAAGTTCAGACGAACTAATCAAAAAAAACTTACATGAAAAGGAGATGTTATGGGGATCTATGCTAATTGGGCTGAAATCTATGAGGAAGCGGGATGGTCAACTCTTCCGATACACCCAAATGGAAAAGGGTGTTTGGTGCCTGGCTGGAATAAGAAATTTGCCAGGAACAAGCTGTCGCCCGAGCAAGTTCAGGGGTTCATTAACCAATATGGCGAGCTTGGAATAGGTTGCGTTATGGGCCATCTTTCAGGCTACGTGGGGATAGACTTTGATCTTAATGATCATAGGACCCCGTTTTACGAGTCCATGATCCTTGGATGCCTGCCAGAAACCCCACTCATAAAGGTCGGGGAAAAGGGCTGGACAAGGTTTTATAGATACGACCCAGATGCTGGAGCCTCGAGGTCCATAGTCATATCGCCAAAGTGCTCAGAAAATCATATGCTCGATATCATTGGCGACAAGAAATATACAGTGATGCCGCCTACTCTTCATAAAAATGGAGTCGATAAATACCGATGGGTGGGGACCTCAAACGCCAAGCTAGTAAAGCCTGAAGATGTCCCAGTCTTTACGAAAAAGATGCTTCTAGCTATTAAGGAAGTTGCTAAGACACCTTTTCCAGACGAGAATCTCGCAAAACCCGCCCGAAAAAAGGCATCAAAAGAAAATAAAGCAATTAAGACAGTAACTCTAAAAAAGGATTCCGACAAGCAAAAGAAAGGCAGACATGATCACCTTTTTTCTTTTGCTCTGGGCAAGGCGAATTTAATATCTGATATTGATGAACTGACTCAAGTTGTGCTTGAAGAGGACTTAAAGACTCATGCCGTTACGGAAACATTCACTAAGGGGCCGTATTTTGCTGGCGGTGGGGATAAGGCTTTCAACGCTGCTAAAAAAGAAGTCGCAAGGTGGTGCGAGTGGAAAAAAGAAACCAACCCAAGGTGGAGTCCTGGAGTTTACGGGCGCTACAACGATGTTCACGAGTGTGAGAATACCGAAGTTAGCGAAGTCTTTTTATCTTACGTTGAGTTCTTTGAAAAGCTTATGCCGCAGGCAAGAAAAGACATTGTTACTGGTGTAGTGTTTGACCGCTGCAAAGACACTGGCCGCTGGCAGCCGATCATGGATAAGGTAAAAACAATACAGTCGTTTGCAAGTGACTTTAAACTATCATCCAAACCAGTTGAAATACACCTTAGCCGCTGGATGAGTTCAAAAGAACCTGAGCTCCTCGTCGACATCAAAGAGTATGATGAAGAAACCATGGGTGACCCCATTGCTGAAATGGTCTCTAAACTCAAGCTAAGAGATGTTCCGCAAGAACATGCGGTCCAATTGTTTAAAGAATGGTGCGCGAACATATTTAAACGCCTTTATACAAGAGGCGTTCATCAGAATACCATGATCATCATTAAAGGCGGTCAAGGTAAAGGTAAAGACACTTTCATTGCTCATTTGCTTGGCGGTCTTGATAGCTATTTTGCTGAGATGGTGGTGTCTTCAAAGAAAAAGGAAAACTACGAAGTTATCCACACACTTCTGGTCGCCAATATCCCCGAGTTTGATGAGACACACCATGCGAGAGTGAGTGTGCTAAAGAACATGATTACGTCGCCTGGTGCTAAGTTTCGGCCATCATATGGGCGCGCAGCTAAATACCACACCTTTGCTACATCTTACATCTCAAGCTGCAACTTCGATAAGATCCTAAGAGACTCCTCTGGCAATAGACGCTTTATGATTTTCGATATCTCTGAGATCGATTGGAAATACTACCACATCAAGTCCGAACATATACTCGCGCAGATGTTCTATCTTTATGAAACCAAGTTCAAAGCCAAGGATCAGTCCAAAAATGTCATGGACGCCATCATCGCAGGTGAGACGCCAGAGAAGCTAGACACACTCATCTTTGAGGAGATCGAGAAGGTCTTTGCCAATGCTACCGCTCTAAAGCGGGCTACCAGGAGTCTGGGGCCAGTTCTCACACACAGAGAGGTCGGTGGGGACACAGTTAAAGTTTGGACGGATAGGAAGGTCATCATCAAATGGACAGACGTCTCTGAGGACATGGAAAAGATCGCACGCAGATACAGAGTGTCCATAGGCAGGGTCAATGACCTCGCCAAGAAACACTTCTACGACAAGAACGACAGTGATGGGCGCGGGTTCAGTATGTACAAATTCTATAAAAGTAAGCAGATTAGTCACTGATTTTGTGGGGTTTCATTTAGGACAGTAGGACACCCAGGTGTCCTGCCAGGTGTCCTACTGTTTCCTTAGTAATACTATGCACTTAACCCTACTTAGGACACTAGGACACTACTTTAGTATATTTGTTATTATTATATATACATATAGGGTACTGGGTAGGGGTCTAGGTAGGGGTCTAAGTGGAAGCGTTTGATATTATTAAGGAAACGGTAGGACAAAGCCACCTGTCCTAACTCGTTTTTAGTGTCCTAAATCCTGACTTTTTGCCAGCAAATTAGGCATTTCGGAAAAAAAAGGGTCCGCATGGGCAAAATAAAACCCCATGTTTTTCCGAAAAAAGGACTGTTATTTTGATTAAAAAAGCAGCATAAGTAAACGAAAACCATAAAACAAAAAGGAGAAAATATGGCATTTCCAATAAAGAGATTTAAAAGTATCAGCCAGACTAAAGGCATATGGCCAGTGTATAAATGTGAGGCAACTCGAACAGGTATGATAGTGGATTCGGAGCAGGAAGTTTTTTTGGCTTTGGAGGAATATCCAAATAAATCAAACAATGGAGTTGGGGGTCCAGTATTGATCATTTCTGATGAACATGGCGTTTTCGCTGAGCCCGAAATTGATCCTTGTTTCCTTGGATTCGCTTATCAGCCGTTGAAACCAACAGATGGGGACCTTGTATTATTTTACAAGCAGAAGTTCGGCGGCTACGACAAGCTGCCTAAAGCAAAGGCAGATTAGCGAATACGCAATATAGGTGATACGATAAACACTACATACGGTGTTTTTTTGCAGCAGCGTGTCACTTTCGAGTGTGTTCTTGTTACTTACGTTCATGAGCGCATGCCACGTCTGTTGTGTTGTTTCACCTATTGTAGATTCACAAGCCTCCTTGGGTACAATTTCCCGTAAGCTATTTGCCTGAGGAGGCACCTTTTTCTCATCCCCACACCTTGACGTATATCTAGTCCTACAGTAATTTTTGTTTATGAAGACACACCTTTGTATGCACACAAATAAAGTCGAGCCAACCTTAATGGGTTCATCTATGAATGCCTTTTGGTGTAAGGACTGTAAGAAGTTTATTGAATTTAAGATGGTAAGGAGACGTAGTGCCAAGACCGACACACGAAAAACAGATGGGCAACATGCTCAGAGTGAGCAGAGAGTCTAAAGGAATAAGCCAGGTACGCTTGGCTCAGAAGCTAAAGATGTCCTCGCAAGTGATCTCTGGTATTGAACGCGGCCTCATCCGCATTCCCAAGCACTTGATAAAAAGTTATACGCGTAACATTGGAGTTGATGCGAAGGTCGTTATTGAGGACTATGCAATGAGATACCGACGTGACTTATATAAGAGAAACAATATGCGAGCGCCCAAGGCATGAGCAACCAAGAGAGCGAACTCAAAAGCATAACTGGTCTTTCAATCAACATGGCTTTGTTGCTCTCTTTTTTATGGTGCTATTCAATGTATAAAGAGCTCAGTTTAAAGAATGACTTTATGCTAAAGCGCATTGAATATATTGAGTCAGGCAATCAGATTGCATGTCCAGCGGTTGTTGAAGAGTCATATGTATATCCACCGGAGTATGACCAATGATTAGAAACATAATAATTTTCGCGATTGTGATTGGTTGCGGAGAGAATAACTCATTAGAGTTTCCACGGATCCAGAGGGAGAATGGTGAGGTGTTGGGCAGTTCTAAGTGTGAGCTTATAGGGAGCGAAACATTTGGGGGGGTTATAATTTGTCCAACGCCAGGTGGTTTTCATTGTGAGCAAGACTCAGAGCTCTTTCCTGCAGTTGAATAATATGGATCAGCGTCAATGAAGATAAACAGACCTAATTGGATATCAATACTTCATACAAGATCTGATTACCCATCGAGTTTGGATGCTTGGTTTGACAGAAGAGTAAAGCCCGTGAACAGGCTGCTTTCAAGGGCAACAAAGGTTTATAGCAAAAGATTCACTGAAGGCTATGCTTGGGACTTAGTTCCAGAAAATAAGGGGTATACAGGTCTGCTGATAGATCTTAAGTTTAATAAAAACAATCCGGCTCAGCATCTTTTGAAAGAGCTTTATAATGATCCGGACTTGATAGGGGATGAAGAGTTTTGGGAAAGTGTTCAAAAAGTATTAAATATATATTCTTAGTTTTATTGGTTGGTTGCTCAGTTAAACAAGAGCTCAATGGCTTGCAGGAGCTAAAGCAGGAGTGCGGAGACTTAGAGCTTGAGCTAGCGAGTCTTAAGGCATCAAAATGGACTGAAGTTATCGACAAAAAGGTTTCTCAGTGTAATGAGCATGGTTTCTGGTCTGGAAAACTTGAGCGCCAACGTGATGAAAGAGAAACAAAAAAGGTTTTAGAGGATTTCTAAATGGAAGCGAGCATAAAAAAGCCAGAATGGTTCCCTAAAGTCATCGATGCCAACGGCACAGTTGAAGACGTGGACATAAAAGCCAGTGAGTTTATGGACTGGTGGCTATCAGAGGCGTATCCTTTTGTTGAAAAGTATAAGGATGCTGTTGATGCTCTTTATTTCGTCAGATTAAAGTCATTTGACAAGCTCATCAAAGAACATGCGGGTCAGGTATTAATAAAGCTTGGAGAGCGCGAAAACCCATGAGGCTATTGTTTATTATTGTTTTAGGTTTGATTCTTATAAAATGCACATCAAAGATGAACTTCACCCCACTTGATAAGATCGAGCGCTGTTACAGGGCCTGTGTAAAGGAGTCCATGGCAGCGGGTGAGAGTATAAACGAGTGTCGTGACATCTGTTACATAACTGAGGCGCAGTGGTGAAAATAAAAGGCGTATTAAAAACCAATACATGGGTCCAGCAGATCGATATGGAGCTTGATCAAAAAGCCCCATATAAAGTAACTTTGGGTGAGCGCGGGCTCGCTATTGAGGTTACTAATGACAAAAATACAAAAAGCATTGAGTCAGATACGGAACACGTACTTAAGCCCCCACCATTCATTGAAACAGGAAATCAAGACTGACATTGAGATGCTTCTTGTTCTCTCAGAGTTTTTACTCTCTGAGCAAAACAACATGTGCCAGTGCGACAAAGTATTGTTCGAATCAGGATATAGCAACTGCAAAGGTTGCGACATAAAAGAACAGTTAGAAGTCATTGCAGAGAGGCGAGAATGTTAAAGTTCTTAGTCTTTGTTTTGCTTATTCTCACAACAGAGGCCTGTTCAAGGCCAAAGGATTATAGTCAAAGCCCTGAAATAATGTGCATGAGTTCGTGTGTTCATAAAGGTTATAAGCTCAAGATATGCGACCGCAAATGCATGGGGCAAAAGTAATGGGTGTGGGTATTCCATACACATGTCCCTGGTGTAAGTCCGTAAGAACCAGGGAGCGTCCCATACCTCAATACTCTGAAGTTCTTTATTATTACCGCTGTTCAAGGATTCTAAAGCTCATCTTCAAGGGAATAAACACAAGTTATGAATGGCAGCCCAATGGTTGCAAGGGTGAGAAGTAATGCCCATATCAAAGTCAGCCGAAAGAATCCTTAAAGAGCGTCTCAAGGAATACAGGTCACTGATAACAATTATGGCAGCAATAATGCTTGGTGATCAGGAGTCTGATGATGTTGAACAGGAGACTCTAGAAAAGATAGTTGATAAGCTTGCAGAGCATGGATTCATTGAGGTCTCTGACTAATCTAAAGGTCCAGTTATTTGACTTTTGGCCTGTAAAACCGACAAGATAGTAGACATGTTGAGTTCATGAAAGATGGATCTTCGCTCACAGCATTCGCAGCAAGCATTGGTACACATCGAGACACAATGTATGCATGGGAAGCAAAATACCCAGATTTTTCCGACGCTATTAAAGAGGCACGCTCTGCAAGCCAGTCCTGGTGGGAGTTACAGGCGAGGCAGGGTTTATTTACTGGTACTGATGAGAAGTTTTCTGCATCAACTTGGATCTTCAATATGAAGGCAAGGTTTGGTTACAGAGATGTTCAGCAGGTTGAGCAGAGTGTGAAAGTTGAAAAGGCTTTTGACACTTCCAAGATGAGTAAAGAAGAATACATGGAATTCATAACAAATATGCACAAAGGGGAAAACGATGGGGATAACGATTGATCATGCGCTGACTGGCGATTGGGTATTGATAAAAGAAGGTCCTACAGTTGATCATTTGTTTATAGAGGCCAATGGATCCCCTCTTTATTTCCGAGTGGACACTCAAGTCCCAACGAGTAACTTCGGACATAAGCTTGACCACGACACTCACGGTCAGGCAGTGACATTGGGTGCTGGTGAGAATTTGTATGCACAGAGTTTGACTGGCGAGTCCTATGCGATTGTGACGGGTGAGTAATGGGTACTGTAGGAAGTTCTAATTCAGGCGGATCTGGTGGTGGTGGTTCAACAAACATAACCAATACAATCTTGGCAGCTGATGCGGCCGGTGTTTATAGAGTAGGTCAGAGGCATCAGCCTGCGGGTCCGCAACCCTTGCCAGCAACAGTGATTACGGGTTTTGATTTTAACCAGATACTAATTGATCATCCGCATTCTTTTTTACGAGTGAAGATCATTGATGAAATTGGATTTAATAGGGCTTGGCCAGTAGCTGATGTTGATATTTCAGCGCTGATCACTAATGAGGATACTGGAAGTAATAGTGCTTTTATTCATATCTTTGATAACGACTGGGTGCCTATAGATGTTGTTGATGCATCAACGGGTGAGCTGACATTTGGTGAGATGGGTCGTCAGGTTCAGTATTGTTACAGTGAGGTTCTTGCTTATTCTGAAATTCTACAAACGGCGACCTCAAACTATCAAGACATTGGTAACACGCGTATTCAATGGGGGTCTCAAGCATCAGACGGTGTTGTGGTGCTACCTATGCCATTTGCGGACACGAACTACTCGGTGACGACTGCCAACAGTTTCACAACAGCTGGTCGTACTTCTCAGATCTTGAATAACTCAAAGACGACGACACAGTTTACGATTCGGGCTTTTTCAGGAAATGCACAGAGTGCAACGGGTTGTAACTGGCAGGCTATAGGTGTTAAGCCATAAACAGTTCAACGCCGACTTATGATAAGTTTTTACCTTTAGCGAATCAGGCCGAGGTTATATACGATGTTGAGAATTATGATTACTCCGCTGGCGTTCTTGAGTTATGCCTGTCTGGCAGTGTTGGTAGTGCTAAGTCTGCTGTTCTCGCATATCTGGCTGTGGATCATTGCCTTCGCTTTGGAGGCGCCGTTGTTGGCATTGGGCGATTGGCTTTACCCAGGCTCAAAGAAACTTTATGTCAAAAGATTCAAGAGCACTTATGGGGAACAGGGGTCGAGTACAGCTACGACCAGACTAAAGGTAGTTTCAAGTTCTCAAACGGATCAAGGATCGTAGCGTTTAGTTGGTCTGATAAGAAGTATGAAAAGTTTAGATCCTATGAACTGAGTGCGATGATTTTTGAGGAGCTCTCGGAAAACGCCGGTGAGCATAAGCGTGCTTACTTGGAGGCGTACTCAAGGGTGGGCAGACTGCGACACGTACCGCATAAGTGGGTGTTAAGTGCCACTAACCCTGACAGCCCTGGTCACTGGATGTATAATTACTTCGTTAAAGGCGAGAGCTCAAGCCGACGGGTTTATTACTCAAGGACGAGTGATAACCCGTTTTTACCTAAGTCCTACATTAATAACTTAAAAGAAATCTATGATCCCAAGATGTATCGCCGCATGGTTGGTGGTGAATGGATTGAGATCAATGACGAGGTTATTTATTACACCTATGATCAGGAGCATAACTACATTGATCAGAGTTATGAGGTTAAGCCTGGGTTTCCTATTCATATCTTTTTTGATTTTAATATCGGGCATGGCAAGCCGCTAAGTGTTGGTTTTCACCAGCATATTAAGGGTCAGTACCATATTTACAACGAGGTTGTTGTTGAGGGTCAAAGGACACTTGATGCGATGATTGAGATGAAGGCCAGGGGTTTGCTTAATCATGACACGAATTACGTGGTGCACGGTGATGCTGCAGGTAGGGCTAGAAATACAAGAAGTGTGCAAAGTGACTATGACATTATAGAAGACTTCCTACAAAATGAGAGAGTGGCTTTTGATATCGATGTTCCACGTGGAAATCCGCCGGTGAGAACGAGGCACAACAAGGTGAATGGTGTGATCTGTAATCAAAAGAAAACTAGACGTTTGTTTGTTTACAAGGATGCACCGACTGTCGATGAGGGTTTAAGACTTACGTCTTTAAAAAAAGGGGCGAATTACATTGAGGATGATTCGAAAAGGTACCAGCATATTACGACAGCACTTGGGTATTCGATATGTCAGATAGAGCAGGAGATGGAGTACCGACACTCGCATTCGGGAATGCTTTCCATGAGAGGTGGAAGGCGACTCTAGAAGAGGGCGTGTTCTATGAGAGCTGCATGGATGCAGTGCATGTGTGGGATGACTCATGGGTGTGTTGCCCGTCTTGCGGTGGCTGGGGTATTGTTGATGAAGAAACAGGGGAGATAGTCATACACCACGACGACAATGTGGCAATGACTGAGCACTGATTGGTGCTGGGGGACATATGATTGATTTAACAAATGCGGGCTTTTTGGCCAAGGTAGCTACAGACATCGAGAGCTCTGATAACAAGAGACGAAAGCGTGAGTCCTACCTTGCTTACGATATATACAATAACAATCAACATGAGCACGTGATGGCTTGCCTTTGTCGGGACTACCCTACGGAATCAGTGAATGCCATGAGGACGGTGACGAGCATTAACTTCGCAAGACGCATTGTTGATGTAGAGGCTGCTATTTATAAGCACACGCCTGAGCGAAGTTTCATGGCAGGCAGTGATCAGGTGGAGCAGCTGCTTGAGGATCACTATAGGCTTTCGTCTTTGAACCAGAAGAACAAGATGGCCAATAAGTTCTTTAGGCTTGATGAGCAGTGTGCCTCGATGATTGTGCCTAATAAAAAGACAGGGACATTGGGGATAAGGAATCTTCAGAACTGGCAGTATGACGTGATCCCTGATCCGGACTGGCCAGAGCAGGCACTGGCTTATGTGATTCCCCTTGGTACAAGTCCTGCTGACTTTGCAGCTAGGATCCAGGGCGATGGTCGTGATCAGGTGATCAGTGATGTGAATGATGGCGAGGATATTGACCGCAAGAAGAAGTATATTCTTTGGAGTGATGAGTATAACTTTCTGTTTACAGGCTCTGGAAGAATACTGACTCCTGAAGATGAGATGGAAAACCCAATCGGCATGATTCCCATTGTTGATGTAAGTGGTGATAAGCAGGACTCTTTTTTAAGACAAAATGATAATAACCTAGCGCGTTTCACAATTGATTTCTTATGTCAGTTGAGTGATCACGCAACGAACATTCAGATGCAGGGTTATGCGCAGGCAGTGCTTATGGCGCTTGAGCAGCCAAAGAACTTGGTTGTTGGTCCGCAGCGGGTACTGTTTCTTCAGAAGAAAAAGGGTCTTGATGCAAGTGAGCAGCCTGAGTTTCAGTTTATAAATCCTCAGCCTGACATTCAGGGTGGCATGGATTCACTTATGGGTTTTTTAAGAATGTTTTTATCAAGCCGCGGGAATAAGACGAATGTGGTGACATCAAGCTCTCAGACTCATGAGGCAGCGAGCAGTGGTCTTGAGAGGCTTCTGATGATGATCGAGCAGCATGAGATGAGTCTTGATGATTTCATGCTCTTTGAAGACGTTGAGCGAAAGCAGTTTGAGATCATCAGAAGGTATTCGAACTATCTTCAAGGTTTAAGTGCTGAGGAGTTTCAGCTTGATCCAAGGCTAGTGGGTCCGGAAATTGGTGAGGACGTTCAGTTTGAGATTGAGTTCTATGAGCCGCAGATGGTTGAGACGATTGCTGATAAGCAGGCAAGGCTTAATGAACGTCTTGAAAACGGCACGCTTAGTCCGATCAGATATGTGATGGAGCTTGATAATGTGGATGAGCGAACGGCGATAGAGTTGGTTCGTGAGGCTGAAGGGGCGCAGGACTTTGCCGATCTCCCGCAACCTTAGGCGAAACCTAAGTCTTGATAACCCAAGGCTGATTGTTGATATCCCGAGGATCTTTGGAAAGCCGATCATTGAGGACCCGTTACGTCAGGTTATAGGCCAAAGTATAATAGATAGAATTGTTGAAAGAGCTGAGTCTGCAAACTTTCTAAGAACCAGAGGGGACGCGTTTAGGTACACCCCCGAATACGTAAACAGTATTGAGTTTAGGGCGTTTGGTAAAAGCCAAGGGCGCGTGAACCTAACAGCCAGTGGTGACATGCTACGAGGCATGGACATTATGGATTCAAGGCCTAGGAGGATTACCATAGGCTTTCCTATTGAACTTCAGGGGAGAAAGGCTCACGGTCATATTACGGGCAGTGTGGGTAAGCAGCGAGACTTCTTTGGATTAACTGATAGTGACTTAATGAGTATCAGGCGTGAATTCCAGACAGACATTGATGAGAGCGGAAGGCTATTTGCAAGTACTGAGCAAAGAGCGCCAGGTGAGAATAATTTAGAATTTCTAATACGAATAGCAGCGGGGTTTTCAGACTTTGGCCAGAACTAATATAAGATTATCAAGAGCTTTAAGAGTAGAGCTTGTGGCTGAGTTTAATCGTCTGATTAATGATCAGGCACTGCTGCAAAGAATAGGTGCGTTTATAACGAGAAGAATGCGCACTCAAGCAAGACTTGGTCGCAACTTAAGAACGGGCAGAAGTTTACCAAGACTATCGACGAGTTACCAGCGTGCAAGGCAGGGTTTCCGCTCAAACCCGAGGGTGCAAACGGATGGGCAGTTCTTCAGGCCTGGCAGCAGTGTATCGAATTTAACATTGAGTGGTCGGTTTTTAAGAAGTTTACGATATGTGCCGACATTGACTGGTAGGACAAGGGGCGAGGTTATGATCGCCGCAACTGGTAGAAGACGTGAGGGCTTGACCAACGCACAGGTTATCAACTTTTTGATCGACCGCAACCCCGACTATGACATTTTTGGAATAGATGAGGAGGGAGTCCGCCAGGTGCGCGCTATCGTGACGCGTGAACTTAGACGTAGACTTCGTCGGAGTCGTGCGAATTAATAAGTAACTAAACCGGGGGCTTGAAAATCCCCACAACATGGAGGTAAAATGTCAGATGAGTCGAAAGTCCCTAGTGGGGAGCCGGAAGTAAAGTCTAGTGGACCGAACACGGAAGTCAAAACGGATAGCCAACAGCCTAGTGGGCCGAGTGGATCGAAGTCAGATACAGTTAAATACGAGACTTACCAAAAGAGTTTGCAACAAGAAAAAGCCTTACGGCAAAGATTGCAGGATGCGGAAGCGAAGCTGAACGAAGCAGAGCAACAGCGCATGGAGGCTCAAGGTAAGAAGGATGAGTTGATCGAGTTTCTCAAGAAGGAGAACTCCGAGATTAAAGCGCAGCAAACCAAGGCTGAGGCTGAAAGAGTGCACGAGAAGGTGTCTTCTCAAATTGCCACTTCAGCACTTCAGTTAGGGTGTGTGGATGTGGATCTTGCAAAGCAGCTTGTCGATGTATCAACGCTTGATATCGGGCCAGATGCACAGGTGAATGTGGACAGCATGTCTTTAGCCTTAGATAGACTCAAACGAGATAAACCTTATTTATTTGCTGGTAAGAAAGCCAGTGTTGTTGATGCCCCGCCCGTGAGTACGGTCAATTCTTTACAGGATGGTCCGACAAGCTTTGAGGGTTTGGATGATAAGCAGCAGCGCAGTCTTTTAGAGCAGCAACTTGCTAAATTATTATAAAGGATATTAAAAATGGATGTTATTGGAGCCACGGCATTAGCCAGCACAAAACAAGATGCGATTGCAGATTTCTTGCAAGCTAAACTACGTCAGAGCGTTATGCTCCGACCAACTATTACTGATTACTCCTCACTTGCTGTTCCCGGCAACCAGAGTGTATCAATTGTTAAACAAAGTGATGAGTTTGTTGTAAACAAGCTTCCCACGCCAAACGACGACAACTCAGCTTGTCCCGTTCCTCAGCGCATTAACTTTGCTGCTGATAAGATTGACTTTGATTGCCGCGCACACGTGTCTTGGCAGATTGATGATTTCTGCGACATTCAGTCCCGGATTTCTGCAACTGCTGAGGCTATGGAAAGCGCTGCTTATGCTCACGCTGCTGATATCGATAAAGGTATTTACGCTGAGCTATTTGATAACTCTGATGCTACGAACGATGTTGCTGATGCAAATGACATCATCACTAACATTGCTTGTGCTGAGCAGAAGCTTCGCGAAGCCAACGTTCCTTACACTTTAGGTGATATTTTCTATATCATTACTCCTGAGGCCAAGAAGGATCTTTTAGTTTCTGGTTCTGTAAAGATTCTTGATACGTCTGTTTATGGCGGTCAGATGCCTTTACTTCGCGGTGAAGTTGGAATGCTTTTGGGTGCTCGTTTGATTGTTACAAACTTTGCTAACCCTGCGTTTAACTCTAAGCTTGCTGGTGCTCCAGTTAAGGGTCAGGTCATGTATCACAGACGTGCTCTTGGTTTTGCTCTTCAGGCTGGTCCTCGTCTTAAGCAGATCGATGATCCAAACTGTTTCACAACGGCTTATGGTATGGCTCAAATGTACGGAATGAAAGCTCTTTGCGACGGCCGTTACATTGCGAAGATTGTGTAAGTAAAAGTTAGTGTCTCTTGGTAACGAGAACCTAATTCCAAAGTTTGTTAGTGCGCCGAGCCCGAGAGGTCTCCGGCGCGCTATGCATTTGAACAATCGCCGTAATGGTAAGAAGTTCAACTACTTTCAGATTGTAAGGGATAGTCGGCGTTGGTTGGCTTGGTATTATGATTTCGAAACAGACCCAGCCGAGTTAGCGAGCATAGACAAGGAGGTTTTTAGTGGCAACGAAGCTGACTAAGGATCTTGATTGTGTGCCCGGTTTTGTTCTTGAAAAAGAGGCAATGACTAAAGATTGCAATGATAACGTTGCAAAGCGAGTGACCGACGAGTGTGCGGCCGCAAAGCTTGATGCAGTTATTGATGCGATAAATAACCTAGAAATCACTGGGGGCGCGGGAGGCGACGTGGACTTAAAACAGCTCACTGTTGACGAGCCGAGCATCAGTGCAATGAGAGCCGTAGTTATTAGTGACAGCGGTTTAGATCAGATTAAATATACTCAGCCGACTGACGTGATGAAGGTCGAGACGATAGGCATAACGACTGGTGCTGGAAACTCTGGAAGTGTTGTTGAGGTTCGGTGCGACGGGTTTCTAACAGACGGTTCGTTCAGTACCTTTGATGTTGGATGTCCAGTTTTTGCGACAACAGACGGTGTTCTCGTTAACAGCATGCCTCCACTTGTGGACGGTGAATATGTGTTGCGAGTCGGAAGGTATGTCGGTCACAATACAATAGAAATAGAAATAGAAGAGCCAAGGCTGATAAGTCTGTGTTCGTAACAAAGGAAAAATAGTATGTCAGCTTTAAGCAACTTTTTTAAAACAGTAGATGGGACAACCGGTAAGGAAGTCTTAAAAGAAGCATGTACAACGGCAACTCCTGGCGTAAGCCAGATCGTAAGTACAGACCCCACAACAGGTCAATTGAGCCCAGGTTTAATTCCCGGAGGCGAGATCTGTACAGCCAATGCTGGTGAGGCGTTAGCTGCAGGCGATGCAGTGGCTTTTGATGCCGCAGGTGATGTCGTGAAGGCTGATCACTCAAACGGTCGTTCAGCGATTGGTTTTGTTGTGGTTGCAGCAGCAGCGGGAAGTCCTGCTGAAGTTTATGGTGAGGGCATAATGACTGTTGCTGGTCCTTTGACTCCTGGTCAGTGTGTGTTCCTTGATACTGCAGGGGCAGTGACACAGACTCCACTTGATCCTTCAGATACAGCCAACAACGGTTTTCTCACACAGACTTTGGGTACGGCGATTAGTGCGACTCAGATTAAGTTTGAGCGTGAGCCTGCAGCAACGATTGAGCAGTGCTAATGGCTGATCAATCAGAGGTTTGGTGGGTGTAGATGGCAGGTCGTAAGGATTTCTTTAAAACAATAGATGATATCACTGGTAAGGAGACGCTTGCCCAGGCATGCACGACTGCAACCAGTGGTGTGAGTCAGATTGTTGCAACGGATCCTACGACAGGTCTTATCGATCAGAGTTTACTTCCTAGTCAGTTGTCCGGTGCGGAC